AAACTGGAACCATTTATTGACAAGTCCTATCAAGAACTTGCAAATTATGTAAATGCTTATGATCAGAAGATGTTCATGAAGAGAGAGAACATTGCTGATAGAGGTATATGGACTGCTAAGAAAAGATATATTCTAAATGTTTGGGATAGTGAAGGAGTAAGATATGAAGAACCTAAACTTAAGATGATGGGTATTGAAGCTGTTAAGTCTTCAACACCTGCACCATGCAGAAAGATGATTAAGGATGCCCTTAATATTATGATGAGTGGCACTGAAGAAGATGTTATCAAGTTTATTGATGACTCTAGAGTTCAGTTTAAGAAGATGCCACCAGAAGATATTGCCTTTCCTAGAACAGTATCTAATGTTAATAAACATAAATCAACTTCTAGCATATATGCTAAAGGAACTCCTATTCATGCAAGAGGTGCTCTTTTATACAATCATCACATTAAAGATAAAAAACTGGACAATAAATACTCTTTAATCAACAATGGTGAAAAGATCAAGTTCTGTTATTTGAAAAAACCTAATTGGATTCATGAGAATGTTATATCATTCATTTCAGACTTTCCTACTGAACTAGACCTTGACAAGAGCATAGATTATGAACTACAATTTGAGAAAGCGTTTGTTGAACCTGTAAAGGTCATACTTGACGCCATAGGATGGAATGTTGAAAAAGTAGTTAACCTAGAATTATTCTTCTCATGAAAGACCAAAACTCAATAGATGTGCCTGAGACACCATCTCAAAAATATGAAAGAGCATTAGACTTATTCACAGAGTCAGTTCTTAAACCAGATCATGATCTTCGTGGTTGTGCACACAATCAAGGTTGTTATGATGAACTCATGGAAATTAGAGAACATGTAATAAATTATCTCAAGACTCTTAAAGAAGTTACTCATCATACAAATGCAGATGAGAGTGATGAATTAGAGACTGAAAAGTTAATTGCAGTAAAAGATAAAACAGATGTGGAGTCTCTACCATATACTAAATGGAGGTAGAATGTTTTTTGAAAAAGTGAGTCTTGTTACTGGTGGATTTGATCCAATTCACAGTGGTCATATATCATACTTTAAGAGAGCAAAAGATCTTTCTAATTATCTTATAGTGGGTCTCAATACTGAAGAATGGTTAACAAGAAAGAAAGGACAATACTTTCAATCATGGAAAGAGAGAGCAGAAATCATAAGACATTTGAATATGGTTGATGCTGTCATATCATGGGATGATTCTGATGATACTGCCAAGGGTGCAATTAGAAAATGTTTAGAGATATCTAAGCAAGTTATTTTTTGTAATGGTGGTGATAGAGGGTCAAGTAATACTCCAGAGGTTATGGGGTTTGCTAATCATGAAAATGTAGTATTCAAATATGGTGTTGGTGGTGAAGATAAAATGAATAGTAGTTCATGGATTCTTCATGGATACTTTGAAAGACAAAAAAAATTATTAGGAATTTGAAATGGATTTTTTAAAAGAAATTGTAAAAGAGATAGGAGATGACTTCACACAACTTGCATCAGATATTGATGAAACTGAAAGATATGTGGACACAGGTTCGTACATTTTTAATGGGCTTATATCAGGCAGTATATTTGGCGGTGTATCTAATAATAAAATTACCGCCATTGCTGGTGAGAGCTCTACTGGAAAGACTTTTTTCTCCCTCGCAGTGGTTAAGAACTTCCTTGATTCTAATCCTGATAGTTATTGTCTCTATTTTGACACTGAAGCCGCAGTTAATAAAGGATTACTTGAGTCTCGTGGGATTGACCTAAAAAGGTTAGTTGTTGTTAATGTAGTGACAATTGAAGAGTTTAGAACTAAGGCACTTAAGGCAGTAGATATATATCTTAAAACACCCATAGATGAACGCAAACAATGTATGTTTGTGTTAGACTCTTTGGGAATGCTTTCTACAGAGAAAGAAATTAGAGATGCACTAGATGATAAACAAGTAAGAGACATGACTAAATCTCAACTTGTTAAAGGTGCATTCAGAATGTTAACCCTAAAACTTGGACAAGCAAATGTTCCCCTCATTGTCACAAATCATACATACGATGTCATTGGAAGTTACGTACCAACGAAAGAAATGGGGGGAGGTTCTGGACTCAAGTATGCAGCGAGTACAATCATCTATCTCAGCAAGGCAAAAGAAAAAGATGGAAAAGAAGTCATTGGAAATATTATCAAGGCAAAGACTCACAAATCAAGGTTGAGTAAAGAAAATAAAGAAGTAAAGATTAGACTCTATTATGATGAAAGAGGTCTTGACAAATACTATGGTCTTCTAGAACTAGGAGAGATAGGTGGACTATGGAAGAATGTAGCAGGTAGATATGAGATCAATGGTAAAAAAGTTTATGGTAAACAAATACTTGCCAATCCAGATGATTACTTTACTCCAGAAGTTATGCAAGCTCTAGAAGAGACTGCAAATAGAGAGTTTAGTTATGGAACAAATTGAATTTTTAATTCTAAAAAATCTAATACACAATGAAAAGTATCTAAGAAAGTCTATACCTTTCATCAAGTCTGAGTATTTTGAAGATCCTCATCAGAAGATGGTGTATGAAGAGATATTTTCTTTTGTAGAAAAGTATAATGAACTACCTACAAAAGAAGTATTAACTATTGAAGTTGAGAAGAGAGATGATATAAATGAGGATTCATTTAAAAGTGTTACTCATTTAATTAGTTGTCTTGATGAAAGTCCTGTAGAGAATGAATGGTTAATTGATACTACAGAAAAGTGGTGTAGAGACAGAGCTATATACTTAGCATTGTTAGACTCTATTGCAATAGCTGATGGAAAAGATGACAAAAAAGGAAGGGATGCTATTCCTAGCATTCTGTCTGACGCTTTGGCTGTTTCTTTCGATAATCATATAGGACATGATTATCTTCAAGATTATGAGGAAAGGTATGAATTCTATCACCAAAAAGAAGAGAAGATCCCATTTGACTTGGAGTTCTTTAACAAGATCACAAAGGGTGGTCTCCCAAATAAAACTCTTAACATTGCTCTTGCGGGCACTGGTGTGGGGAAGTCTTTGTTCATGTGCCATGTTGCTAGTTCATGTTTACTCCAAGATAAGAATGTATTGTACATCACTATGGAGATGGCAGAGGAGAAGATAGCAGAAAGAATAGATGCAAACTTATTGAATGTTGGAATACAAGATATTGTAGATTTACCTAAACCTATGTTCTCTACTAAGGTAAACAATATTACCAAGAAGACAATGGGTACTTTGATAGTTAAAGAATATCCTACTGCATCTGCACATAGTGGACACTTTAGAGGACTATTAAAAGAACTTGCAATCAAGAAATCTTTCAAACCAGATATCATCTTTATTGATTATCTAAACATTGAACTAACAGAGCTTTCTTCGTGGATTCTCCAAATAGCTTCACCAAGCATATTTGCAACGGAAAGGACCTTTAACTGTGGAAAATTATTTTTAACAACAACTGGTATGCTATTGGTCACAATAACTTGTTCGAATAAATCCTTAGCACTTAATCTTTCATAAGAAGGGGGAGAAAATACAGCATGTGAAGCACAAGCGAATATTCTCTTAGCACCTTCTCGTTTTAATAAACTCGCACCAGAACAAATTGTACCTCCAGTATCTATCATATCGTCTATGAGAATAGCTGTTTTACCTTTAACTTCTCCGATTACTGTTAAACTTTCAGCAATGTTGTGAGCTGCTCTTCTTTTATCAATTATTGCTAGAGGGGCATCATTCATTTGTTTTGCGAATGCTCTTGCTCTGGCAACGCCCCCCACATCAGGAGAGACAACAACAACTTCCTCTAAATTTAAAGTTTCTAAATAATCAATCAAAACAGGTGAACCATAAATATGGTCGCATGGTATGTCGAAATAACCTTGTATTTGAGCTGAATGCAAATCCATAGCAAGGACTCTATCTACTCCTGATTTCTCAAGCAAATTAGCAGTAAGCTTTGCAGTTATAGACTCTCTACCTGAAGTCTTTCTATCTGCCCTCGCATAGCCATAATATGGGATAACAGCTGTTATTTGCCTCGCAGATGCCCTCTTGCAAGCATCCACCATAATCATTAATTCCATTAAACTATCGTTCACAGGAGCGCATGTAGGTTGTACGAGGAATACATCACAACCTCTAATTGATTGCTGAATCTGAACATAAAGTTCTCCATCAGCAAATTTTTTGGATATCAACGGTACATTTGCAATCCCTAAGTAGGATGCAATTTCTTCAGCTAATTTAGGATTTGTTGTTCCAGTTACTAACCTTAATCTACTATTAGTTAGATTAAACTTAGATTCTTTATTCTGCACTGCCGTGATAAAACTAGTCACGAAATTAGCAATATAAAACTATATACTCATCGTAGTCGTTTATGTGATTTTCGCAAAAAATAATAAATAGATCTTTTCAAAAGTCATATCTTCGTTATCTCAAAACATTATTTGAATTGGATTAAAAATGCAATTTTATTTTAAATTCATTCAGAAAAATACTTGGATTATTATTTGTCAATTAAAAAAAATTTGTATATGGTTAAATTTAGATAATTTATAAAATTTAGATTGTAAATAATCAAAATATAGTTTAAACCAATGTCTAAACAAAAAGTTCTTAAAAATAAATCATTAGGCATACTTATGCATCCTTCTTGTATCCCTGGAGGAGAAGTATGCGGAACTTTTGGCAAAGGGGCTAAAGAATGGATAAAAAAGCTTGAAAAGCATGGTATTGAATACTGGCAATTTTTACCAATCACACCTACAGACTCTACAGGGTCTCCGTATAGTTCACCATCAAGTTTTGCACTAAACCCATGGTTTCTTGATATGGATGATTTAATCGAGAAAAGTTTTATCTTCATTTCAAAAAAAGAAGAATTAGGTCTTACAAATCAGAATAAAAATTATTTTGATTTTAATGAAGCTGATGCTTATTCGAAAAAATTAGGTGAACTCCTTTTGCAAGGCTGGAGTTCTCAATCTGAGGAGAGAAAACTTGATTTTTATAAATGGACTAATGAGAATACTTGGGTCGAAGATTATTCAACATTTACTGTAATCAGGGAGGAGTTTAATATGATGCCATGGTGGAAATGGCCTAAAGAATTTAAATTAAAAAATAACAAGTTTTTAAAATCATGGATTAAGGAAAAAAGTGATGAAGTAATTATTAAGAAACTAATACAGTGGCATCTTGATCAGCAATGGAG